TTGTTTGGGTCATCGAATACGACCCTCGACTGATGCTGATGCTATATCAGCTTCAATGGCAAAAGCGTCTGCATCTGTAATAGTTCCTCGTCTCACCCTGTCGTAGAAAATTGTGATTTCTGCGCGAGTCCAAATCTTTTTCGACTGCGGTGTCGAAGGAGCTTGGTTTGTTGGTGGGACAATTTGCTGTTCCATTGATGCGGTGCTTTGTGCCGCCCACGATTGTGATGTCTTCTTATACATGTTGAAGAACTTCGCAGCTCGAACTGGATCACGTTGATTTTCTGCTTTGCCGAGAAGAGCTTGTCTGGTTTCTCCTGTAAGGTCATCAACACCATCGAGCCAATTTAGAAAATTAGCGTCAGCGTTAAGGGCCTCCCAGTCGGGAACCATTTCAGTCAGTGATTTAAAAAAGTTGTCCTGCACGACATGTGATTGAACAGATTTGACAGAATCAATTTCGGATCGGAGTTTTGCAATCTGTGCGTCCTTCGATGCCAGCTCTTCTCTGGCGACTCGACGGGCTACGTCAATCAAACCTTCACCGTATTGCTCGATCTCTTCTGGCTTAACCAAAAGCTCGACAGGTTTTGCGTTCTTCATGTCTTCGAGTTGTTCTTCGAGAGACTGAAGACGACCTTTTAAATCTTTATTCTCGTGTGCAAAGCGAGGAACTTCAGCGTTGTACTTCCCTTGTAAAACCTTGAATCGGTGTTCCCAGCTTTCCTCTTGAGGAGGAGGCGGAGAGTCAACAGGAGGTTGGGGAGTTGGAGGTTCTTGCGATTCAACCGGAGGTTGAGGCATTTGCTCCATCTGGCTCTGCTTCTCTATCTCTTGCAAAATTTCATCAGCTCGCTTTTCAGCGGCGACTACTGCACGTGGTAATGTAGACATCGTTTCTCCGTGAGCCGAGACAGTCACATTCGAGTCTTGCGGTATTCGAGTGATTTGTTCGGTGTTCAACGGTTGCTGGGAAGGCCAGCACCTGTTGCAGCAAAATGCTGCTAGATAGCCCTAAGACTATCTACCGCAACTTTCGGATAACCTCTTCGGCATCCTTTGATTTTTCTAAAAACTCACTCACAGCCTGCGCCGCTCCTTGCTGCCAACGACAGAGAACTTCATCTCTGGTGCTGGCGCTGTCGCGGTATAGGTCTTGCAGTGAGGCCGCCATCCATTGCTGAATGGTCTCAAACTGAGGGTTGCCCTTGAGTGAAGCAAGGGCGTTTAAAACTTGTATTGATGGCTTCTGAAGCATTAGATCAAGCCAGCTCGCTTAGCCTGCGCTCTTTCCATTGCTGTCAGGTTGCCAGCATCAATGCGTGATTGAAGGTATCTGTTCTCGGCGCGACTCATGGCGGTACTTCCAGCGCCACTGTAAACCTGCGAAGATCTTGGCCCGAGTCCGACAGGAATTTGGTTTCCTTGAAGATCAAATCGACCAACAACTCCGGGGATGGACTTGCTAGTCTTGTCCCGCAAACGAGTCATCTCATCGCCAGTATCAGTTGCAGCTTCTCTCGTTCGAGCGCCACGAGAGCCGCCGGATGCGCGGACTTGTTTTTCGCGCATTTGAGCAGCAGTCTCTTTTGTTTGCGATGGCGTAGCAGGCATAGACCGAGAGGAAGACTTGGCGACAGCAGGCTTGGTGGTTTTAACAACAGCAGGCTCTTCTGTCATCGTCATGGTTGGCTCAGCCTTTGGCTTTGACAGAGTATCGCGGACATCCTTCATGTATGAGGGTTCTGTCTTTGCCTCTGTCATCGCTGAACTTGTCTCTGCCTTTGGTGTCATTGCGGCAGAAATGATTTCTCTCTTTGCTTTGTCAGACTCATTCGCACCATCATTGTTGGTAATATTGTCTGACGAAGACTTGCCTTCACCGGAGAAGAAAGACTTGATACTGTCGGCGGCAGAGCGAAGGCGCTCCATGTTCTTTGCGCCTTCAGCCATTCGACGGTCATAGCTGCCGGGATCTACCTTACCAGTACGAGGATTGGTATCACCAATTTCGTCGTCCGAGCGAGTACGCACAGAACCACCATCAGCAAACTTGCGAACAGCAGGCATTGGCTGACTAGGCATGTTGTGGTTGGAGACAGCAATCTTCGAGTGAAGGCTGGTCATGCCCACCTTCAACTTAGAGTGCATAGTCGAAGGGGCGGTGGGTGAGCTTGTCTTGGCGTAGCTCTTATTTTGCCAATCAGGTTTCATTTCTTTTCCCTCAGCTTATTTACTCGTTCCATGAACTTGGCGACCAAAGCCTTGGCCTGCTCAACAATCTTGGAAATCACTTTCCACCCTTCATGCACTTGCCCATAGCAGCGCACTTCTTGGGAGCTGGACAACCAGCACAAGGCTTAAATGCCTTGCCGCCATTTGCCATCTTCATGCCGTACTCTTTGGCTTCGGACATCATTACCTTTTTAGGAGCGCCGCCCTTTTTCAAAGCAGCCATCTCTTTTTTGGCGTGACCACCATCTTTGTAACCTGCGGCCATCATGCCTTTTTTGGGGGCTTTTTTCATTGTCATCATACTGATACTCCTTGTTGGGGTTGAACTGTATTCATTGCAGGAGGCGCTTGGTCTCCAGCGGGGTTGGTTGCCTCTGGCGCTGCAATCTGTTGTTGTGGCATTGTGGCCTGCAATTGTTGCATAGCCATCTGAATCTGTTCCTGTTTGAACTTCATCATCTCTGTCGATGGAACCAATCTGTCGGTATCCATCTGTAAGCCCATCGCTGTCTCGCGCAACAGATACGCCGCACCTTCTGGGCCAACAATCTGTAGAGCGATCTGGTTGCTGAGCACAAGATTCAAGAACTCATTGCGACGAACTTGGATCTGTTCCTTGGCGATCAGTCCCATTGCGCCCTTGGCTATGACACGGAAGTCTCCCTTGATGTATGGATCAGGGTTATAGATCATGTTGTGAACATAGAAGCGGTTGACGACCATAACGACAACATCATCGATTGTGCCGACCGCCATCTTGATTCCCTTGGCGGCGTTGTCCATCAGCATGGATAAACCAGAGGCTGTGCGGCCTGCGCCACTTGCTCCAGAGCCAGAACCGTAGATGTAATTTGGGATACCCGTCACTTCGTCCGCTTGTTTGGCGAACTGGTTATAGATGCCCATCAACTCTGCCGCCTTCATCTCAGGCATGAAGAAGCGAACACCCGGCTGCCCACCACCAGTTTTGTCCGATGTAGTCTGCCAGATCTTCCAAGGGTACATCTGGGTGATGTCTTCGCCGTCAGCCAATCTGTCCACAGCCACTTCAACTTGAGGGCCGGAGCCAATACCCATGTTGTTTGCTAGGGCGCGAGCCGATGCGTTACACATGATCTGCACATCGCGCATGTTCTCAGGAAGACCCATACCCCAAAAAGCTGAAGGGATAGTTCTCCATGAGGCGATTTCGTAGGGGCGCTCACCAAGGGGGTCTGGATTCAGAACCACCTTGATTGTAAAGCTCGCCACCTGCCAAGCATTGATCTCGTAGACCTTGTTGGGTTCAACGTCTTTCATTCCCCACTGCATGAGCAGGTCGCCCATGACTGGCCCCCAGAACTCCAGTGCTTCGATCAGGTGATCGTTGTGCATCTGGGAGTTCGTCTTGCCTTCGAGGTCGTCGCGCTGTTGATCGCCGAACTCGTTGTATCGGTAGCCAGTTCTTGCGTAGCGGATGATGACTTGATCTATCTCGTCGTCCGAGTATCCGGGGACACCCTTCATGGACTCCAAGGTCTTAGCCGACAGACGGTGACGCTGGATCAGGAAGCCGTCATCCACGCCCATTGAGTTGGCGCTTGGGAAGATGTCGTAGGGAGAAACCCTTGAAACTTCACGAATCATATCGTTTACAACGATAGGCATGAAGTTTGGCCCCCACTGGAGTTGCTTCTTGCGGCGAACGCTTGGGCCTTTGAGGATGGCCGTGGGGAACGTCACGAAGTCATCAATGAAGTCCTGCATGGCAGGCTTGAACTTACCAACATCCAGTTGATCTTGGATGACCTGAGCCATTCTCTCTGCGGTAGCCTTGGCTTCTTCCTTGACACGAATAGAAATCATGTCGTGGACTTCGTTCATCCGCTTGCGGAATGTCTCTGGGTGCAGTTGCTGCCCAGCAAGAACGTAATCTTCTGCCTCTGTGCGAACCAAGTCGATGATCGACAGACGGACTTCAGGAGGAATCTGTGGTTCCTGAGCGGGTACAAGGTCAAAAGGACGGTTTGCTTGGAGCATTACGTCCTGAATCCACGACTTGGCGGCGGCACACTTAACGTCTGTCAGCATCATGAAGATGTCTGATCCGCCAGTATTGGATATGTCCATAGCTTTATCTGGATCATATTCACCACGGCGCTGGCGCTCGCACTTGAGCAAACGCTCAGTGATGTCCTGCTTTGCCATCTTCGCTTGAGTCCAGCAGGAATTGATGTGACCAGAGATGCCCATAGCGATCAGGTCGGAGTTATCCACGCCTTGTGCTTGGACGGCGCTGATGTCTGCTTCGACTGGCGCGACTGCCTGATACACCTGTGTCATGGTTTATTCCTCATGCCCATGCTTTGCTGGACGCTTTTTTAATTACCCGTGCTCTCACTTCTACTTTGCCGCTACGAGCTGCTAAACAGAGGTACTGGAGTGCATCGTGTGGATGGCTGAATCTGTCTTTGACTGGTCGGTCTCGGTATCTTTCACCGGCAACCTTGAGTCGCTCATACCTGTAACCACCGAGGAACCCCTTGCGGAGTTGGCGGCAGTTTGGCGAGAGAAGAAATCCAGGTTCTCCCCCAGCCAACTTGTTGAGGAAGTAAGCAACCGATTCTCTGCGTGGTATGAAATCATTTGTGTTGGTCGGCTCACTTGCTATTCCGGATTCCAAAAGTTCTTGATAGCAGGTTCTCTCATCCGCTTGAGACCTATGCGTTCCGGCAGGATCTCCAACAGAGATGAACCGCATTCCGGAGTAGGTCGTCATCAGGGCTGGCTTGACGATTTCCTGAGCAAACTGTCTGATGCCCATGTCTTCGGCGACAAATTCTTCAAGGATCACCAGTTGCCCACGGGCAGTAATCTGTCCGACGATGCAAGCTGGTGTGAGTCCAAAGTCCCATCCAAGGTACAGAGGTAGTCCTCTGTTCACAAGGATCTCCTCTTCCGAGGTGTGGATTCTGTCGTTGTACTCTGGGTAGACTGGCTTTCCGTCAGCGGTGGTTCCGTACTGGCCGAGGACAAAGACTTTGATCCAGTCGTCGGACTTACCCTTGACCATCTTCAGGTAATACTCATACC